GGTTACGTCGGTGACGGGGTAAGGCATGAGCCTCGCCGCGTCGTAGGTCGCCCGTTTCTCGTCAACCCGATCCGTCTCGGTGAGCGGCGTTTCGTCGCCCCACAGCGTCACGAAGATACCCCGCGACTCGCGTTCAAGACGCACGAGGAGTTCGTCGAAGCGGAGTTGTTCGTTATCGGAGAACAGCGATTCGCCGTCGTAATCGACTCGCTCCCGAATCTCCGCAAGCGACTGCAAGGCGTCGGCGTCGGCGGTGGGTGCCGTGACCATATCGTATCTATCCCCCGCAATCGGTATCAGGGTTGCCCCGAGATAGACAGTACCGCTCCTAAGTCCGACTTAGCCCTCACCTTTGAACGCCCGCCAGCGTTCGGAGTGCGCCGAACTCGCGTGTTGGCCGACGTGTTCACCTTCGTATTCGTCACACCACGGACAGACACCCTCGCTAATCAGCGTCTCGGCCCCTACGTCCGCGCCGGAGCACGCCCCACACAGCGTCACGTCCTCGGTGGCCTCAACCGTCGAGTCAGCGATGGGGCGAACCCCGCCGTCGGCGTCGGCAAGGTCGGGACAGTCGCGGTCGGTATGCACCACCGTCTCGCGGAACGACTCGCCGGATCGGCCGGCGTAGTAGTACGGCATGGCTATCGCTACGGCGGCAGGCACTAAAGAAATAGTGGACTATTCGGGCGTTACGCCACCGGACTGACGGTGTACGCCTGAATGTGTGCGCCGTTCTCTTCGCTAGTGAGACACCCGTACCAGTCGAAGGCACTCTCTTGCTGTGGGGCGCGCTTCGCCAGCGGCTTCATCTGAAGCTCCTGAAGCACACTCAGGTACGTGGCGTCCATGTTGACGGTGTATAGCTGGTTGAACGTCGACCCATCCGCGCGGTCGCGGATTCGCGGGATGGCGTGACTCTTGAACACCGGGATGCCGTCGAAGTCGAGTGTCGACGAGACGCCGAATACGTCGGCCATCGGTTCGTACCGAACGTTGTCGTCGAGCGACTTGCGAAGGTTGGTGTGCCAATCGTAGTCACACACCACCGCAAGCGACTCGCGTTCGGCCCCCTGATAATCGGCTTCGTCGATGGCGTCACGGGTTGCCTCCTCGTAATCGCTGAGGCTTGCCGAGTCAGGGTCGCCAATGTCTCCAACGACGCCCCCCTGCCCGCCCGAAATGAGGTCGTTGAATCCCTCGAAACCACTAGCGTTGTAGTCGGTTCCGAGAATGATCTGGCGTTCGAGCGTCTGCTGTGCGCCACGGAAGAACGCCCGTTCCTGCGTGGATTCGGAATTGCGAAGGTTCGACGACGCGAGAATGAGTTTGTCCTCAAGTCGCGTGGCCGCGCCCATCCCAAGCACGTCGAACGACAGGTCGCCGTCGTAGTCGGGATCCTTGTAGGCGTATGACCCTTCGGTGTCGTTCGTCGTTTCAAGACCGAACTCGAACTCGGGATGGTCCGTCAGCGGCGTCGGCACCACTTCGTCGTCCTGCGTGGTGACGCGCGTCATCATGTCTGCCATCGGCAGGCGTTCCGGGTTGACGGTGAACACGTCCGGCAGAATGTCGAGCGGAAGCGTCCAGTCCCCCGTGTCGAGATTCTTCCGAATCTCGCGGGTTGTTTCCTGAACGTCGAACCCCTTTCGCTGAAGTTCGTTCCACTTGTCGATTACGGACTTCCCGTCGCTGAAGGCCGGTTGGTTCTTGAGTTGGTTCCACCGCTCTTTCTGAAGTTCGACGCGGTTCTGACCGAACCCGCCGGACGTTTTCCACCCCACCGGGTCACGGTAGATGGTGCCATCATCAAGGTCGTCGAAGGAACTCTTATACAGCGAGTCCTTTTCTCGCTTGATTTCCTCTTTGGACTTGACCACTCGCGCGTTCGGATCGAAATCGAGTGCGTTGGTGCTCATTAGGAATCACCTGCCTCGAACTGTTCGGCCGCATCTGCATACGAGGGCATCCCCGTACTCAGCCCATCACCGACGTTCTTTTCGGCTTCCGTCTCACGCACGCCTTCGCCGTCATGACCCTTTTCGAGATTGGCGTCATCGGTGCGTTTCTCGACGGATTCGCCCTCGGTGGACGCTTCCATTTCGTCGTCGTCCTCGTCCTCGGATTCGGCCATTTCCATGCCGAGTTCTTCCATCGTGTCCATGAGCGAGTCGGCGTCACCGTCGGCGGCCGCCGTCAGCAGGTCGAGTACGTCGTTCGTACTCATGCCATAGGCGTCAGCGAGTGTCGCCGCCGCTTCGTCTTCGTCCTGTTTCTCCGTTTCGACCGCCTCTTTGAGTGTGTCGACCGTCTCGGCCATGTCGGTCACGGACGAGTGGACTTCGCCAAGCGTCGGGGCATCGGCCCCACCCCCGCCGTCACCGTCGCCATCACCGTCAGTAGTCGGTGCCATACCCTCCGATTTACTTTCCTCCCCTTTACCATTATCGGGGGATGCCGACTTAGCCGAACTAACCTCATCGGATAACTCCATGTATCTGTCGACGAACGCCTCATGTGTGTCGCCGGGCATCCACACCGTCATACCGTCGAACTCGTGTTCGTGAACGTCACCACCAAGCCCAATTTCCTCGCTTGCTTTCTCGGCAGCGGTGCGGGACTCATAGACGAGGTGTACGACGGATTCGTTCGCCAGCGGAATGTCGAGTTGTTTCGTGCTTGCTGACGCCTCCGATTTGGGAACGCAGTTTGGGACTTCATTACCATTTTCGTCAATCTTCGTCCCGACCATTTCGTACCCTTCCCAACACGGGTCGTCTTCAGGCTGTTTCTCAGTAGGCGTACAGTTGCACGACTTGGCCGCGCGTTCAAGCGGGACGTGTTCGGCCATCCCGTAGATTGACAGGCCGGTGAGTTCACCGGCTTTGATCCGCTCCCACGCTTCTTGTCCCCACTCGATACCGAGCATCCACGTCCCCGCGCCGTAGGTTTCGGTGCCGCCGCCCGGCAGGTCGAACTCCCGATCCTCTTTGAGTATCCACGACTCGACGGGCGTGCCTTCGCCGTCAATCAGGGAGTGGTCGGTGTCGATCCCCCCATCCTGCTTGAGAAAGTCGTGGGCGGCCTTCTCGACCGTGGCCGTCGGCGCTACGTCACCCTCCTTGTCGGCTTCGCGCGGGATCATCGCCGCCGCGTAGGCAATTCGTTTCTCAGCGTCGTCGTCTTTTGAGAGGAGCACCGGCGTGTTCACCCGGTAGTCGTGGTCCGAATCCGACTTCATCATCACCCATTTCGAGTCGACCGCCGGCACGTCGACGCCACTCACGAGGTCGACGCCCACGTCAGCGATGAGGCCACTCCCCTGTTCGAGCGCGGCCATGAGTTCGTCGGGGTTGCCGTTCTCGCTTTTTTCCTCGGCTTGGAGCGCCCCACAGATGTTCTCGGCGCTATCCATGTCGTGACCCTCCTCCTCGGTCATGGTCTGAATACAGTCGTCCCAGTCGTCGAATCCGCTAAAGGGCACGTCGAATCACCATATCGCTACTGTGACGGTCGCAAGCAAAAGTGTATAGGGGTCAGCCGTCCGTCCGAAGCGTGAAGTCCTCGGTCGGATCGAATAGAAGCGTGGCATCGTCCTGTCGCACCGCCGGCACGACCTTACTCAAGTCGCCCACACCGATGCCCTCACCCACACCGTCGCCCGTGGCGTCGAACGACCGGGTTGCCGTGGCCGCCCCCACACCGCGCCCCTCCGCCGCCGCCACGACCGAGCGATTCGCGCCGATGGTGGCCGCCCCGACCATCGTCCCCTGTCCGGCCGCTATCGTATCGAACTCGATACCGGCGGTCGCCGCCCCGAGTGCTTCGCCAAGACCACCGGCCGACAGTTCGCCCGCGACGACGAAATTCAAGTCGGCCGCGCCGAGGCCCGTTCCCTGTCCGGTTGCGGTGGCGTCGAAGTCTGCCGAGACAGTGGCCGTCCCGACGCCCGTCCCGACGCCGCTTTCGGTACCTTGGAAGGTAGCCGGGAACGTTATGACGCCATTAGCCGACGGTGTGGGTTGGAACGTCAATACCCCGATATTGGTGGTGATTCGACGCTCAGCTTCGAGGATGCCTGTCCCGACGCCCGTCCCCGATCCGATGGCAAGCAGTTTCCCCGGATTCGTGGTTTGGACGGCCGCCGCGCCGTCACTCGTCCCCTGTCCACGCCCCGAAATGGGCGTGGCGTCGTCCGTCGAGAGTTCGCCCGCTAGATTCAGTTCACCCGCGATGTTGATCGGTGCCGCCCAGTAGCGAGTGCCGGCCGCTATCGTCTCGGTGTCACCGGCCGGAACGGTGAGGTCAGTCATGGGTTAGGTGTCGGGCGGTAGGGTCGTAAGTGGTCGGGGCGTGATGGATTCGTGCCGCCTATTTCACGACGTGATGTTTGCGGCGGTCGTTGAGTTGGTGTTTAGCCCCGACAGACCGCCCGGTGCGACGTTG